GCGGCCATCGCCGGAAGCACCATAGCCCAACAGGCTTACGTGCCCACGCCGGCCACCAAGACCACCAAGTTCGACACCGAGGAGCAGCAGGCCAAGGCCGCACGCGGGGCGACGCCCGAGACGAATACCGCCATCCCCAACACGACGGCGCACCCGGCAGCGCCCGAGAGCGCACGGCCCCCTACCAATCCCATCCAGCGCGCTATCGACGCCCGCAGGGCCTCGGGCGCGGACGCCAAGCCGCCCACCGGCACCCCTGCCTCCAGGCCCACGACCTTTCCCTCCGCGCCTCTCAACCGCGCGAGCACGCCGCCCACGACCCAGCGTGCCGCACCCACCCCACCCGGGAAACCTAGCGACACCCAGGCCACGAGCGCCGCCGAGCCCCACGAAGACCACGAGGATGTGGCTCCCAGGGACGTGAGCAGCGCCCACGAGGACGCGGTGCCTAGCCAAGCCTCGTGAGATGACTGAACAGACCAGCGAAGTCTTGTTGAACAACTGCCCGCATTGCGGCACCGAGACCCTGCCGGGTTTCGGTCTCGCGGGCGGCGGCTATGGGGCCTATGTTTACTGCCCGAGCGAGATATGTTTTCTTGGCTATTTTGCCAAGCTACAATGGGACGACGAGGATTAGGTCCACGCTCCCGGAGGCATGGCGCGTCCCGCGTGGGCGCGCTTGCTTTCTTTCGCGATCACCCGGCCCGTGATGTTCACTTGGGCACCCAGGCAGGCGTATTGCAGGCAGTCGGCCACGTCCGACCACGGGTGCAGCTTCTCGGGCGTTTCTTCGAGTTGCCCGTCTTTCTTTTTCTTGTAACGATACTTGTTCCCGAGCGCCATGATGAGAGTTGGGCATCCTTGTCGATAAATCTGGACTGCGGATGTGCCTTGCACATCCTCCCGAAGCATCTTTTCAACGGCGCGCAGGCGTGGGTCTATGTCGTTTGTGCTGGCTGCGTAAGCCATAAGTCCGCAATTCTTGAGCGCGTCGAAGGCGTTTTCTTCCGAGAGAGAGGACTTCTGCTTACCCGCCGGATCGCAGATAGCGAACACCCGCCGACCTGCATATGGATAGGTTTGAAGCCTTGGCAGCACGCGCTCTTTGACCATCATATAGAGCCCCATATCCTCCGTGACTATCTCTTCGAAGATCAAGAGACGCCCGAGAACATCGGTCTGGGTAATTAGGCAAGACGGTGTGCGCCCGAAGTCGAAAGCCAGCATCAGGGGCCGCATGGGATTGACGAGAACTTCCTTGTCAACCACATGCCGGTCAGCTTTGAATGATCTGCGAAACACCGCTTGCCCGGCGTTGGACGTTCCCCAATTACTTTCTACGTGAACGGCGACCCAATCTTCGTTGCGTCCCGTGACCAGATTTTCGTAGTAGTTATCAGGAAGGTTCGGGATATTCTCTCCGTCGGGACCGATGCCCGAGGGTTGATGATATAGCTTCCAGCGCTTGACAGGGTTTAATACGAGTGCGTCGTGGTATGGGCTGTCCGTATCCCAAGGGTTTGTATCAGCGATAAGCCCGAACCACGTAGGACCACCTCTAAGAGCAGAAGGGTAACGACCAAGACGACCAAGAAGCCCAGAGATAATGTCAAAAGGAACTTCACGAACCTCATTGATCCACGCTCCCGTAAGCTGCAGAGATAAAAGTCGTCTAACATCTTGGGGGGTGTCGAGTGGTATAAGCATCCAATCGGAGTGCATGAGTGTCCCGTCCGGTAGGGGCACGCGTATCTGCACGGTGCTGTCGGTGACGAAAAACTTAACGATGGGTCCAAGATGTTCCTTGATATCCGCTAATACGGTTTGCCGAAGTTGTTGTGCCGTGTTACGAACAATCGCGAACCTAGTTTTTCTCATCCCCGGCCGGTCAGGTGCCTGCTCGCGCGCACGCCGCAGCAGTTCCATGATGCACCCCATGGACTTGCCCGAGCCGAGAGGCCCCACGATCACCCTGACCAAGTTCTCGTGGTCGAGCATGAAGTCACGCACGGTGCGCGGCGGGGTGTAGCGTAAGATCCCGTCGTCAAGCCCCGAGGGGTCTTCCGGGACGACGCCGGCCGCCGATGCAGAACTCATAAATCTTCTTCCTCGTCTTCCCTACCAGTAAGGAAGGCGGGGTCAGAGGCAGGAACTTTCCCTTCGATGGTCATGGGCGCGTGGTTCTCGCCCAGGTTGATGACCACCTGGAAACCGCGTCCCGTGGCCCCCGACCCGTTCATCGCGGCGGGGTCTTCCGAGCCCCTGTCCACCGCCTTGTAGGCGTCCACACGGGTTTGCGTGGGGGCCTTGGGGTCCGAGATGATGCCAAACATGAGGGGGAGGGCTTCGATCTTGGTGATCTGGGCCAACAGTCTCGCGCGCTCGCCCGTGTTCGCGCTGGACAACCAAGCTGCCTGACGTTGCTTGACCAGCTTATAGTATTCGGGACGCTGAAGAAGTTCCCAGATAGTATCAAGATCCGTGGAGTATCTGTCTGCGATCTCTTGTGGGGTATATAGTCTTCGGGCCAGATCGGTGGCGAGGAGGTCCAATGGTAAGTCATTGGCCTGTAGAACGAGGTTTCCGCTCATCTCTTAACCGTGCCCCACCAAATCATTGCTCCTGTCTAAATTATCATATATTGCACACACATGCCCAACGCTATCCCCGGCACGATGAACGCATCATACTCCACCGCCCGCGCGCCGGGAGCGCTGCCCACGAACGCGCTGCCCAATCCAGGGCCGGCGCAGGGCGTAAACCAGGGCGGCACAGTGGGGGGATCGACGGGCAGGGGGCTCTTACGCCTCGTGTCGGGGTCCGAACTCGACCGCCAGGATCAGGCGCGGCGCGAGCAGCAGGAGGGCACGGCCAATTACCGCACCCCCCCTGTGCCCGATATTGGGGCCTATATTCGCAATCTTTGGACGATATTCAGGAATAACCGGAACCAGGGCCAGGATCCGCTGAACCAGCGCCTTCTCCGCGCCCAGCGCATGTTCGAGGGCAAGTATGACCCTGAGAAACTAGGGCAGATCAATCAGTTTGGTGGGTCCATCGTCTATTCGAGGCTGGGTGCGACCAAGTGTAGGTCAGCTACGAGTATGCTCCGCTCGATCTATCTGAGCCCCGAACGCCCGTGGGATATCGAGCCCCAGCCTGATCCCGACGTGCCGCCCGACGTGATGGCGAGCATCGCGAAACTCGTGAGCGTGGAAGTCGCCAACGCCCAGCAGGCCGGGCAACCGCTCACGTCCAGCGCGATCCAGATGCGTAAGGTGGAACTCGAACGGGCGGCGCAGCAGGCGGCGCGCGAGAACGCCATGGAGCAGTCCAAGAGCGCGTCCGACAAGATCGAGGATATCCTTGTCGCGGGGAAGTTCTATGAGGCCCTGGGGCAGTTCTTGACCGACTTGCCTATCTTCCCGTTCGCTTGTCTCAAGGGTCCGGTGGTCAGGATGACCACCACGATGCAATGGCAGGGCAACACCCCGCGCATGGTGCGCGTGCCGCAGATGTTCTGGGAGAGGATATCGCCCTTTGATATCTACTGGTCGCCCGGCGCGTCGCACGTGGATAAGTGCGATATGCTGGAGCGTAAGAGGTTTACTAGGAAAGACCTGAACGATCTTATAGGGCTTCCAGGATACGACGAGCAAGCCATACGGGGTGCGTTGCAGGATTACGCACGAGGCTTGCGTGAATGGCTCGACGCGCCCGACACCGAGCAGGCATTCAATGAGGGTCGCGAAGATCCCAACTGGAACCAGAGCCAATACATCGACGGTTTGGAGTTCAATGGCTGGGTGCAGGGATATGATCTTATCAATTACGGCATGGACGCTTCTCTCGTCCCTGATCTGGACAAGGATTATCTCGTTCAATCATGGATCGTCGGTCGTTACACGATCAAGACGCAATTAAATCCGAGCCCGCGCAACCGCCATCCATATTATCTCACATCATACGAGAAGGTGCCGGGCACGGTTCATGGACACTCTGTTCTGGATCTTATTGAAGACTTCCAGGAAATTTGCAATGCGACGCTGCGTTCAATGGTTAACAACATGGCCCTATCCTCGGGTCCGCAAGTCGTCATAAACGACGAAGTTGTTTCGCCGGGCGAAGACAGCGACGAGATGTTCCCGTGGAAACGCTGGCATATCACCGAGGATCCGATGGGCACCCAGAAGCCGCCCATTACGTTTTTCCAGCCGCAGAGCAACGCGCAGGAACTCATGGCGGTCTATAATCAGGTCTCGGGGCTCGCGGACGATGTGAGTGCGATCCCTCGCTTTATGACGGGTTCTGCGGCCGGCGGTGCGGGCCGCACGTCCTCGGGTCTTCAGCAGCTTCAGGCCAACGGTCAGGCGCTCATGCAGACCGTGGCGAGCAACGTGGACATGGACGTGATGGAGCCCAGCCTTGAGGCTCTGTATGATCTGATTATGCTCACCGACCAATCCGGCCTGTTAACGGGTGAGGAACAAATCAGGGTCAGAGGCGTGAACGTCGCCGTCCAGCGGGACACCGAGCGCCAGAAACAGCTTCAGTTTCTACAGATTACGGGCAATCCCATCGACGCGCCCATTGTGGGCAAGATCGGCCGTGCCAAGGTGCTGCGTGCGGTGGCGTCGGGTCTCGGGCTCCCCGACGATATCGTGCCGACCGATCACGACCTGCAACAGCAGCAACAGGCCGAGCAGCAGATGGCCGCGCAGCAGGCCGCCGGTCAGGGCCAGGGCCAGGGCCAGGGTCAGGGCGGCCCACCCCCGCCGCCGGGCTCACCGGGCACGCCGGGCGGCACGAACATCGCCACGGCCCCCAATCCGGCCGCAGCCGCCCAGGGTGCCCAGGCACCGGCAGCGCCGCCGGCGAGCCTTGCGGACAACGTGGCAAACGCGAATAGTCATTCACCCATACCAGGAGTTATGCCGTGAGCACCAAAGCAATGGACATTTCGGGTTCGCCGGGAAACGCGAACGCCGCCAAGCAAGATTACGGCAAGGGCGGCGCGAAGGACATGGGCTCGTCCAAGGAAATGAGCAGCAAGCCGCTGGAGATGACCAAAGGCGGCCCACCGTCTTCGTCTGGTGGCCCGACTTCCAGTTCCCGGTCCTACCCCAAGGGCGGCTCCGTGGACATGGGCGGGCTCGCCCGTAAGATGAACCCGATGAACGACAGCAACGGCGGTTTTGCGATTGCCGGCGTCGGCAAGGGAGAGATGTAAGTCATGGCGAAGGTCGCGCTGCCGAAAGTGGGAGCGACAGGGCGCACTCACATCAAGGGTATGGGTGTTCCTGAACACATCACCGGCAGCGCGCCTTTGCCGCGCATGATGAACAATTACGCCAAGACGCCGCCGGCATATATGGCACCCCCGCCCAGCGACGGCGTGGGCGGTGCGGCCGGCGGTTCGATGGACCCGACCTCGCATCCAGGCGCGGTCGCGATACGTGGCGGCTCGATCAAGCGCCACCCCAAGACGGGCGACATGGGGCCTGGACCCATGGACACCACAGGTTCCAACACATCTTATCCGAAGGACATAGATCAAGCATGAGCGTGAACCTTGGAAACGAGGCTGTCCTCGCCTTGGGCCGACTGAAAGACAACACGGACTTTCAAAAGTTGCTCGCCGGCTATTCGGACTTTGTGCATGATGAAATGCACAAGGCGCTCGACGCGGCACCCGAGCATATCGTTCAGGCTCAGGTTCGCGCCCGTGCGTTCCGCGATGTGTGGCAGGCTATGATCGGTGGCGTGCGTGTCGCCAAGCCGTCCCAGGTGGACAAGAAGGAAATCCACAAGGGCAAGCCGCCGCGTGTGGCGCTACCCACCACGGTGTTTGCCAGCGGAGACGATGCGGGTGAGTTGCTGGCATGAGCGGCTCACTCAACAAGGCCCCGCGTCAGGACGCGAACTCGGCTTATATGCCGCATGTGCCCGACGCGGTGCGCAAGGCCGCCCGCGCAAGCGAGGATCTGGTTGCCCGCGTCAAGGCGGGCGAGGTTGTTCCAGGGCAAGCACCGGACGGCCGGGACGTTCCCACGCTGAACCTCACGCCCTTTTCGATACCGTCACCCACCAATGAGAGTGCGTCACCTGAGACCCAGCCTGAACCTTCGAGTGCGGTTGCGCCGCCGCCCCCCACGCCAGCCCCAACTAACCAGGGCGAGGATTGGGAGCAGAAGTTTCGTTCGCTCCAGGGTCGTTTCGACAGTCAGGTGCCGGTTTTGGCAGAGCGCGCACGCGCGGCCGAGACCCAGGCGCAGATTGCCCAGGCACGTGTGCGTGATCTGGAGGCTCAGCTTGCGGCGGCGCGTGCAGCGCCGCCGGCCCCACGGCCCGGTGCGCCGGCCAGCGAGGAAGACGTAAAGACCTGGGGTGAAGATTTCATCGCTACCGCACGCCGGCAGGCTCGCGCCGAGATGCAGGGCGAGATCGACGCCATGCGCGCACAACTGGCCGAGGTAGGGCAAACATCCAGACAAGCCCAGGCTTTGACGCAGCGCGAGCGCACCAATGCACAGATCACGAGAATTTTGGGCAGCGACAAATGGCTTGTCACCAATGGTGATCCGGCTTTTGTCGCATGGCTTCAATTCCCTGATAATTTCTCTGGTGTGTTGAAGCATACGTTGCTATCCAACGCGTATGAGAGAGGCGACGCCGCAACCGTGGCGAACTTCTTTCGGGCTTTCGACGCGGAGCATACCGCGCCAGCGCCTACCACGCAGAAACCTGCCCATACGCCTGCGGGCGCGGGTCCGGTTCGCCTGGAGGATCTGGCGGCTCCCGGTGTAGGCGGTGGATCACCCCCTGCGGCCGGTGGCGACGGCGCTGAGTTGGACGAAGGCTGGGTCACGCAAAAAGAGATTGCGCAGCACTACCAGCGTTACACGCAGGGATATTACCGCAACAACCCGAGCCTCTATAAGAGGGTCAGTGCGAGAATAGACCGGGCGGTTTCAGCGGGACGTGTGCGCTAACCAAGGTTTGAGTTATGGCAGTTCCGGTAGCAGCCCCGCCCTATGGCGGCACGGGCACGGGTGCGAACCCGGCCTATTCAGGCGTTTTTATTCCGCAGATTTGGTCGGGCAAACTCATCGAGAAGTTCTACGCCGCCACGGTGCTCGCCGCGATTGCGAACACCGATTACGAGGGCGAGATCAAGAACATGGGTGATACGGTCATCATCCGCACGAAGCCGACCATCACGATCAATGCGTATGACGTGGATCAGGCGCTCACCATTCAGCGGCCTTCCTCGAACATTGTCGAGTTGGGCATCGACTTCGCCAACTACTTCAACTGTATTCTTGACGACGTGATGCAGCTACAGGCGGATATCAACCTGCTGAGCATGTGGGCCGACGACGCCGCCGAGCAGATGAAAATTTCCATCGACCGGGCGGTGCTGGCTTCCATCAGTGCCGGCATCCCGGCAGCGAACCAGGGCAACACGGCCGGTGTCATCTCGGGTGACTTTGTGCTTGGCGCGACCGGCGCACCCGTGACGGTGGAGAGCACCACGGTGCTCGACAACATCGTGGACCTGGGCACCGTGCTGGACGAGCAGAACATCCCGGAGACCGGCCGCTGGCTGGTTGTGCCGCCGTGGTTCGCCGGCATGGTCAAGAAATCCGATCTGCGCGAAGCATCCATCTCGGGCGATGGCGTCTCGCTGCTGCGCAACGGGCGCATCGGCATGATCGACCGTTTTACGCTCTACGCGTCGAACCTGCTGCCCACCGCGACCGAGGGCTCGAACAAGGCGTTCTATATGTTCGCCGGCCATCCGCACGGGCTCACGTTCGCGTCACAGATCAGCAAGATCGAGACCCTGCGTTCCGAGCAGACCTTCGGCACCTTGCTGCGCGGCCTCCAGGTCTATGGCAGCGAAGTCATCGACGGCGTGGCGCTCACGCAGCTATACGCGGTGCGTGGCACGTCCTAATCTCGTAGGATAGAGGTTCCCTACCAGTAGGGAACCTCAGAACTTCGGGAGGCTCGCATGTGGCATGACATTGGATGGATGGCGATAGGCGGCCTTGTAGTCGCCATCGGCGCGGGGCTGGCGTGGCTCAAGTTCGCTACATCAACAAAGTGGTAGCGTATGAGCGAGACCACCACGCGCACCCTCGGCACGGTGATCTCCCAGGCGCGCACCCTTCTGCAAGATGTGACGCCCACGGTGAACGGAACCTACCGTTACACCGACCAGGATCTTGTTGATAATTTCAATGGAGCAATGATCGAGGCGCGGAAGATCCGCCCTGATTTGTTTCTCCAGTATGGGCTCCGCACGCCCTTGCCGCTTTACACGACTTCAAACATGACCGATGGCACGCTGTTCCCGATAGACGAGCAGTATTTTACATGCTTCGTCTGGTATGTCGTCGGTCGCGCCGAACTCCGCGAGGATACCTTCTCGAACGACAGCCGGGCCGTCAGCCTGATGAACAAATTTGTTTCGGCTATGCTGGATACTAAAGCATGACCACCGACCCTACCTACTATGCTACACCCGGCAACGTCGAGCGCATATACGACAACGTGCAAGCTACGATGGCCGGCGTGACATATCCCGCGATCCAGATGGAACTATGGAACACGATTGAAGAATTTTGTTTGCGCAGCACGTTCTTTCGCGTGAACATCCCCTACATCATGGGGCCGAACGTCCGCACCGTTGATTTCAACCCCGCTGATGGCACCATGGTTGTCGCGGGCATCCTCAAGCAATTCGGGCTTATCTGGTTCAGGGTCTATCCACCGTCTATCCTGGTGGATAATGGGCCGAGCGTGGTCAATACACGTCAAGGATATGTCGAGGCATTCCTTAAACCAGCTAGTTTCGACAATGGGCTCCCGGAAGCCTTGTTCAACCAGTTCTTTGAAGTAATCCTCAACGGTGTGAAAGGACGATTGTTTGGGCACCCCGGCAAGCCCTACTCGTCCCCGCAATTTGCTGAATACAATATGAAACGCTTTCGTGTGGGGATCAATCTCGCACGCGGGCAGGCGGCGCAGCTTAACTCGGGGCAACAAGCCTGGAGATACCCCTATTTTGCGAAGGGGCGATATAAAAATTGAGCGGTGTCTATGAGACCATCCAACAAGATATGTTGAGCACAGGCTACGCCTGGGCGAGCAGGACCCTTGCCGCGTATCTCGTAGGAGGCTCCTACACGCCCGACTTCGCCACCGACACGACGGTGGCTTCCCTACCAGTAGGGAGCCTCCTGGCCGGTCCTACGAACCTCACGACGCTCACGGCGGCCGGCGGGATCGCGGGGGCCGCTGTCCTCGATTTTGGGTCGATCACGACGACGGCGGCGGTGGAGGGCGTGCTCATCGTGGATCATACTTCCGTGACCGGCACGCTTGCGCCCTTGGTGTTGTATCTGAACCAGGGCGTCGGTTTCGGGCAAATCGTAGAGGGCGTGGACTGCAAGATCATCTGGGACACGCGGGGTATCTGGAGCCCATGACGATTGAGTTCGAGCCCAACGGCGTGGAGTGCAACGGGGTGGAGTGCGACGGCGCGCTCGACACGAACGTGTATATCTATCCTACGTTCTTTGCTGCGGCGATCTTTTTCAACCAGCTTGCATTGGTGGATAACCAGCTTCCAACGGGGCCAGGATATCTACCGATCATATTCTACGTGCCGCAAGATCCGCCTGCATTTGAGATACCCGAGGATATGCCAGCGTTTCTTGTGCCCGCGCCCAGGGGCAGGAGTTATTAAATGCTCATAGGCCAACTCAACAAAGAGAGCGCCGACGTATCGCGTGTCACCATCGACGCCGAGAATTGGATCGACGCAGGCGAGACATTGGTGAGTTACACGCCACCTTTGGTGACGCAGATTATTTCGCAGTATCCTGGGCCGCTGCCTTATTTTCCGCTGGCTCCGCAGGTTCCCATTGGTCCCGCGCCGGCCGACACGAACCCGCTGGTCTTCGAGAGCCAGTTCTTGCTTACGAGCGCGGTGGAGTTGTTCATCGGTGGAGGCACTACAGGGCTCGCTTATCAGGTGCAGACCACTATTCTAGGCGTGAGCACGCGCAAGGTCACGGTGGAGTTTTACGTGTTCGTGCGCCCAGCGCCGGGGGTGGGATATGGCAACATTTCTGCTTAACAACAACGCATCGAGCACGCTTCTTGACGGTATCAACGGTGTCATTGATCTCATCGTAGTTCAGGTCGCGGACGCGGTTAAGTTCCCGAGCATATCGGGCAATGAGTATTTTATGATTACGCTGGAGGATACCAGCCAATCACCTGTGCTGCGCGAAGTGTGCAAGGTCACGGCCACGGCATCCAACACGTTCACCGTGCTGCGCGCACAGGAGGGTTTCAACCCACAGACGTTCAGCGCGGGTGCCACGGTTTCGAACCGCATCACCGCCGGCACCATCCTGGCGCTCTACGAGGCCACCGGGGAGGCGACGCAATATTACCTCGGCCCCTTGGCGTCCGATCCTGTGGTGACGCCCACGGGCGGCCCGCTGGTCACGGGGATGCTCTACTTCAACACCACCACATCGGTGCTCAAGGAATACAACGGGACGCTCTGGAGCGTGATCTCCGGGGGGTCGGGAACCATTGCGGGCTCGGCTTACCTGGGCGACTTCTCCTCCCCGCCCACCGAGCGCCCGAGCAGCGCAGGCGGCGGCGCGCTTCAGGAGGGTGATCTCTACTATGATCTGGTCCTGATCGGCCTGTATGAGCGCCACGATGGGGCCTGGGTGAGCGCCGGCTCGACTACCATCACCGGCACCACGACGTTCATCGGGAACGTGGTGATGGATGAGAGCCTTTCCGTCGTCGGCACTACGACGCTTATGGGTCAGACCAACACCGCCGATCAGACCGTCACGGGCGACGAGACGATCTCGGGCACGCTCAGCGTGGGCACGTCCGAGGTTCCTGGGGCCATGTATCTCGACGGGCAGTTGCTTGTCACGGCGGCGGATCTCTCGGGCACCAGCACGTCCCAGGGCTGGCCTGACGGGGGGCAGGAGTATTGGGGCGAGGCTCAGACGGGTTCCGGCGGCACGGTCTATGTGGCGTTTCCTGATCCTTTCGAGAACGCACTCACCAACATAAATGTGACGGTGATCGCGTCTGGAGCGGGCACGCCGGCCGCGAACTTCGCCGTGGTGTATAATCGTTCGGTGGACGGGTTCAGCGTGGCGACGTTCGCTGGAGGGACCGGGGGGATCAACGGCCCGGTGGCGTTCTTCTGGCGCGCACGAGGATCATAGGACGTGGCGTTTTCCTCCTACACCGCGCTTACACTGGCGACGCAGCCGGCGTTTTCAGTCGGAAACTGCACGCTTAGCAATGATAATTTGACGTTTGAAGCGCCGAACAACAACGGTGCTCAAATCTACAATGATAGCTGGCAAAGCGAGGGTTCCTATTATTTTGAAATGACAATAACCGCTATTGATGGATATGGTGGTATTGCCGTAGGAATTTGCAACATTGCCTTGGTAGGCAACAACTTTGCGAGCACGAACGCATGTGTGGTTAACCCCGGCACGGGTAACGTATATATTAACGGGGACACCGCATTTTCCTTTGGTGCGTTCGGTGCCGGCACTGTTTTAAGCGTGTGCGTGGCGCTGCCGAACCTTATATGGTTCGCGATCAATGGCGGAAACTGGAACAATAACCCAAGCGCAAACCCCGCGACGGGCGTGGGTGGCGTAAGCATAAACTCCAGCACCTACGGCACGATTACGATGCCTGCGAACGTCGTGATCTCTGCTGCGTATAGCGCTACTGTGAATTTTAATTTTGGACAGACCGCCTACGCGTATCCCGATCTCATACCAGAATTGTTTTCGAACTGGCCGCAGCCGCAACAGATAGTTCTAAATCCAGTATCTTCGGTTGTTGGTAACGGCAGCTTATCTCTTTCCGGGACGGCGGCGCTTCCTTTGAGCGCTGGCCTGGACTATAGCGTTGATAATTCGGCTACATGGACGCTATGCACGGGTTTGAGCGGTGCAGAGAGTTTTGCGGCGTCAGGGCCTTCTTTTGCGGTATATACAAACGAAGATATTATCGTTCGCGATCCCGCGAAAACTTATGCTGTCAGCAATGCCGAGAACTTCTCGGCCGGTCCTGCACCGCCCGGTGTTCAAGTGTTTTTTGATAACTTTGAAGAATATACAGACCTCGCGGACATGGAGAGCGCGGGCTGGACGTTTACCGGACAAAACGAAACATATAACCCGATTGGAACGCCGGTCGGGGGTTCTTCAAAATGGTTGTGCCTGAACGGTGGCGGCACGCAGACAGCTTCGTTTGCAAACGCTTATGTTTTTTGGGACACAGGAGTTTCCAAACTTACGTTTTCGTTTGACATGGCTGCGATTAACTCATCGAACGGATTTTTTAATGGTGCCTACAACCTTGGCACAGGGTCTAATGTTTCTAATTATGTGTCTATCGTAAATATCCAAGTTATGCCGGATCAAAGTGATCCACCATTTACCTCTTACCACCTTCTTATGCCTAGCGCTGGTCCATCGACAACAGGCACGATTGCAAACGTAAAGCATCATTTTGATATAAGCATCGATTTTACGCAGGCCGCTCCTCCGTGGTCAATAAGTGTAGATGGCGAGGAGATATATTCTGGAGAACTTCCGACTGACGTTTCTGGAAGCACACTTACTGCTTTTTACGCGACTAACTACAATGGCGCGGAAATACAGTTTGACAACATCGGGGTTTACAATACCGGGCAGTTCATAGACCTGGATGCTGCACACGCGTCATATGGTCAAAGGGTCGCCTTGTCTGGAACTTTCCCCTCTGGGTATTCCCCCACGGGGCTCCAGTATGAAGTAGGGTCTTCCGGCACCTGGACGAACGTGCTCACCTATGGTCAGGTCGATGATACATGGACGGGATACGGCCCCATAGCCAACACCTTTACGCCTCAGACCATTACGGTTCGGGACGCAAACAATGCTTCGATCGTGTCGAATAGTCTTACCTTCGAAGCCCAGAATGGCGTATTCGTCTGGAATGACGTGCGTATCAACTAGGAGAACCCCCTACGATGGCAAAGAAGATGGCGAAGCCTTTCACCCGCGCCGAAGACGCCAAAGACGACGCGAAGGCGATGAAGGCCAACGACAAGAAGATGAAGGGTGAAATGAAGAACATGATGAAGAAGAAGGGAAAGAAGTGATGGCGACTTACATGAAGGGCAAGATCCAGCCCACCGACGTGGGCGCATCCGGCAAGGGCGGCTCGAACCCCGCCGGCAACTCGGGCGGTGGCCTGGGGAAGTCGGTGCCGCAGAAGGCCATCCCTGGCCCCGAGAAAACCGGCGGCCCTGTCTCGCTCAAGCGGGCGCTGGCAAAGAAGACCATGCCCAGCAAGGGGCTATGACATGAGCCAAACCACATTGGACTTCCTGCGTGCTGACAAAGGCTGGGAACCTACCATGCGTCTGAGGTTCGAGCGCACGTCGAGCGCGTGCCTGCTCCACCAGCTTTGGGTGCATGTCAGCGGCAAACAGGAATGGCGGCTGGTCGAGACCGTGGACACGCGCCAGGGAGGCGAGGGTGGCTAAGAACTGGATCGCGGGCGCGACCAAGAACAAGGGCGGCTTGCACAAATCCCTTGGCGTGCCGGCGGGTAAGAAAATCCCCAAGGCCAAAATCGAGAAGGCGGCGGGGAAATCGGGCAAGGTGGGTAAACAGGCCCGGCTTGCGGAGACGCTGGAGGGGATGAAGAAATGAAGATGGACTTTGGTGACGCACTGGAAGCCATCAAGAACGGCGAGCGCGTCGCGCGTGCAGGCTGGAACGGGAAGGATATGTTCATCTTTCTCGTCCCAGGATCTACGTTCGAGGTTAACCGGCCGCCCTTGCTGGGGATATACCCGGAGGGCACCAAGGTCGAGTATCACGCCCACATCGACATGAAGACGGCCCAGGGCTACGTGGTGCCCTGGCTGGCGTCGCAGGCTGATCTTCTGGCCGAGGATTGGGTGATGGTGAATGAAGGTGGCTAAGACCCCCGCCTGGACGCGCAAAGAGGGTCAGAACCCCAATGGGGGGCTTAATGCCAAGGGCCGTGCATCCGCCAAGGCCGAGGGGCACAACCTCAAGGCCCCGAGCAAGGACAAGGATAATCCACGGCACAAATCGTTTTGTGCCCGCAGCGCCGGCCAAGCCAAGCAATTTCCGAAGGCTGCGAAGAACCCCAGCAGCCGCTTGAACAAGGCCCGCAGGGCGTGGGACTGTTGAACCCTCCTTACTGGTAGGGAAAGGGGACACACATTGGTCAGCTTCGCCGTCAAGAATATGGGCGGCATGGTCCCGCAGACCAACGCACGGCTCATCCCCGAGCCCAACGCCTCGGACGCCTGGAACGTAGATTTCTCAGCGGGCACTGTGGTGGGTCTGCCCGTGCCGCTCGAAGTGATCTCGCTCACCGCGCTGAACCCGGCGCTGGGCACGAGCGTGGCCGGCGCGGGCATTCTCAAGGCATGGCGCTTTCCTGGCCCGGCGGCCGGCGATGACGATGTATGGCAACCGCTGCCGAGCCCCTTTTCCAGCGTGGTGAAGTCGCCGCTGACCAACGACACGCTGCATAGGATCTATTGGACGAACCCCAATGACGGGGCCTACTGGACCACCTATGCGATGCTGGCGGCCGGCACGCTACCCTACTCGCTGGGGTTCATCTCGCCCACCAGCCCAGGCGTGGCGGGCTACACGCCCACCGTTACCGCGACAGGGGGCACGTCGCCCGACGTGACGCCTTACGTGGATCGCTCATATCTCGTGACCTTCTTCGACGCTTATGGGGCCGAGAGTTCACCCAGCGTGCCCAGCATCGACGTGGCGGGTGCCAGTGACGGCGTGTGGACGATTGACATGAAGACCACGGCACCCGGCGCGGTGGCGGGGTTCAATTATCCACCTGTAATCGGGTGTTACCTGTATAGGACCGTGACAAGTTCTCAGTCAGGTGCTCAATTTTATCGTGTCGCCGCGTTTAACTTTTCGACCAATCCGCCGCCATCGGGGGGTTACGTAGATGGCTCGCTCGACGCGGATATCGTAGCGAACCTGCCTCTTGCTACGTCCGAGTGGGCACCGCCGTTGGCGGGGCTTGACGGCTTGATCGCGCTGCCTGGGGGATTTTTATGTGGGTTCACGGGGAACACCTTGCATTTTTGCGAGCCCGATTATCCGCATACGTGGCCGGCTGAATACGATCTTTCGTGTGGATTTAATATCGTTGGTTTGGCGCTATGGCAGAACTCTCTTGTAGTGCTCACCGAGGGATTTCCGCAAACGGGCACCGGCACTTCTCCCGCGAATTTTACGCTGACGGCGGTGGAGGTTCCCGAACCTTGTATTTCTCGTGGGAGTATTATCACTGATCTGCTGGGTGTGTATTATGCCTCTCAGAATGGTTTAATTATGCTGAACTATTATGGCATGTTGAACCAGACGCTCTCGCTGATATCCAAACTCCAATGGAATGACCCAACGAAGTTCAACGCGCCTAACATCATCGCGTGCCGGCATCGGGCGCAATACATCGCAATTACGGGCACGGGTATTGGTTTTCTTATAGACTATACCAATCAACGTGCTGGCGTGGAGTTCCTGAACACGTTCGAGGCGGTGAACAGTATTTGGAACGATCCCTTCAACGGCAAAACCTATGTCATGGCAGCAAAGGTCGTCTATGAGTATGATGCTCAGGATCAGCCAAACCTACCTTGCAAGTGGATATCCAAGGAATTTTATATGGAAGCGCCTGTCAATTTCGGTGCGTGCCAGATTACATGCTCACCTGACATATACGATACGCCATCGGGCGATATACCACCATTATCCAATGGCGACACGACGTTGGAATTACCAGCGGGGATCAACGCGGTGTTCTCGCTCTACGCGGGGGGGCAACTTGTAATGCAGGATTACCTCACCGAGACACGAAACATCTTTAGGTTGCCTAGCGGCTTCAAGGCGTTCGATTGGCAGTTTGAGTTGCTTACCCTGGTCGAGATATATGGCGTCGAGATCGCGGAGACGATGCAGGAACTCAAGAAAGTCTGATGGCAAACCCGATCAAACTAAAACCCAATCCGAACACTCCCAGCATTCAACAGGTGCAGGGCAACATACCCTCGCTCACGGCTATTCTTCAGACCGTGCGCCAGATCGTGCAGAGTTTGACGGGACAATCTGGACAGATCACGAACCGCGCTGTCACGTTCGATGATCTTGTGGCTCTCGATATGGTCACGGTCACGAATGGGCTGGCGCTGGCGACTGACCAGGGTTCTTCCACGGGCACGGGTGGATCAGAGTTGGAGGTATCCAACGGCACTACGTCGGTGTCCAACGTGCTCACCCTTAGCTTCGGCGGTGCCACGCTGAGCAGCACAGGCGCGGGTGAGGCGAGCGTCACGGTCACAGGCGAGGCAGGCCCTACAGGTCCCGCCGGCCCCGCCGGCCCCGCAGGGCCTACAGGCCCCACGGGTGCCACTGGCTCGACGGGCGCTACCGGCCCCGCGCCCGTGCTCGACATAGGCACCACGACGACGCTGAGCCCAGGTGCGAGTGCGACGGTGAGCCTAGCTTCCTCGGGCAGCACCTACACTCTGAGTTTCGGCATACCACAGGGCGAGCCCGGCACGGGTGGCGGGTCATCTTTTCAGGCTGGTCCTTACGTCGGCGTGACTGCGTTTTCACGGCCATCTTTAAGTAGTCTTGTGATCGTAAGTGAAAATTCTGGCACCGTGATAACGGATGTAACTGGTGGCCCTATCGCTATTCAGACACCTACGACTGACACTACGGTAGTTTCAATCGGCAAAGCGATTTCAAGTTCTTCGACGCTTACCGTTATGATTGAGCCTCAGTTGTATTATGCTGCCAATCTCGGTTCTGGCGTTTTCATAAATGACACATCTGGTAAGGCTATTTATTTTTTCTTCTATACTTCAGGAGACACTATAGGTGCATTAGACATACAAGAATGGACCAACCCAACAACATATAGCAGCAACATATACGATCAAGAATGGGCTTATCAAGGACCAAAATGGTTGCGACTTGTTATAAGTGGTGGAACCGCAACATTGTTTTACTCTGCGAACGGAATTTTATATGACCAAATAGTTAGCATCTCATTGAGTTTTTTAGGAACGCTTCAATACGCGGGGGTAGCTATGCAACCTCACGCGTCATCTACCGGCACGGCTGTTACGTCTTCGATATACATATGGGATTTTCAATGAAAATTATACTCATAGATCATCCTGGCGCGGGCGCGTGGATCATGGAGCATATTCAGGGTTCAGCGTTCAATCCTGACCGAGACCATTCGATTTCGTCCCACGACGAGGACTATACTATCCTGGGCGGCTTCGTGACCTCGGGTTACACCGGCCGTTCGGTGCAGGTCCACATGGCTGGGCGCGACCCAAGATGGTGCTCGCGCACCCTCATGTGGAATTTGTTTAACTATGTTTTCAACAAGTTACAGGTCGAACGCGCCTTTGCGACCATATCCACGGGCAACTCTCGCGCGATTGCCCTTGACATGCGTGCAGGGTGGAAGGTCGAGACACGCGTGAAGGGTGTCTATCCTGATGGAGACATGCTAATACTTTACATGGAACGGGAAGGGTGCCCGTGGATGAGGCTGGGCGACAAGGATCGGGTGAAACATGGGCGAGAAATCAACTCCATCGGTCTCACCTGAATACACGCCTATTGCGTCGTCGGACCAGAGCGCGGCGCAGCAGTATCTAACCACAGGTAATCAGCAGCTTGCCACCGCGAAGAACCTCGCCACCGGCCAGGAAACCACGGCTAATCAAGCCGCGTCGGGAGACCAGACAGCCGCCAGCACGGACTTTCAAAATCAGGCGCAATCCCAGGCACAATACCAGGGCACTTACGTTCCCATCGAAAACCAGTTCGCGAACCAAGCAACCACCTACGCCAACGCGGACAATCAAAACCAGCAAGCCGGCGCTGCCGAGGCCAATGTTGCCACGCAGTTCGACGCCGCGCGCTCGAACGCGCAGGCTTCCCTTGAGAGTTATGGTGTAGATCCGAGCCAGACGCGCTTCGGCGCGCTCGACCTGGGCACCCAGGTCCAACAGGCGGCGGCGACGGCGGCAGCGGGCACCACGTCCCGCCTGCAAACCCAGATGACCGGGATGCAGCTTGAGAACCAAGCTATATCCACCGGGCTCAACGTCAACAGCCAGGGCCTACAGGCGGGCGCGCAGGGTGTGAACGCGGGCACGGCGGCGACGAGCGCCAAGAACACCACCGCGAGCACGGTGATGAACAACGAAGGCACCGCGCCGACTTATGCGGGCCTCGGGCTTAATGCGAACTCGCAAGCGGTGAACGCGCTGAACACGGGCTTCGAGAACCAATACCAAAGCGATCAGCTTGGGTATCAGGAAGGACAAAGCACAATCAACGATATTGGTGGATTGGTAGGTGTTGGCTTGGGCGCTTACGAGGGAGGTATGTTTGGTGGGGGTGCGACCACCACAACCGATCTACCTTCCACGGCGATCCCCACGGATACAAGCGGTTTGACGATGCCGGCACCGCAATACATTCCAGCATATG